AATTTTATTACCTATAACGGTTGGGTATATACGAAGTACCCGAAGTAGAAATTTTAAAATTTAGTATAAATCTTAATAGGGTATTTCGTATATACCTTGTTATAAAACGTTTTAATTATGAAAAATAAAATAGAAGAGATAAACATAAATCAAAATAGTGTTATGTTTAAAGGAAAATATCATTTCTTGAATAGTGATGATTTTAATAAATTATGTGAGAGATTATTACATAAAAACACTGATACTAATATCATAAAAATTGGGTTAGATGTTTATATCAAATTCAATGGTGATTTGAGTGATTTAGGAAATGATATTGGGTTAAATATCGGTGAGTATATTGATAAAGATAAACTTGGTTATGAAAGGGAAGATTTTATTTCTGGTATTCATCACGGTATATCAATTATTGATGGTAGTCATGGATAAAATGTTTTATAACTACGTTATAGGCGAAACAACCGTAAAAAATTAACTGATTAAAAACAAATTAATAAAAGCAACATGAAAAAAGGATTAGACATTGATTGGAATAAGGTGAAATTTATCCAAGATGAGTATGAATTAGTAGCTAAATTTAGCCCAAAATGGAGCGACTGGGTATTCGTGCCAATAGACTTTCTCGAACTATTTGACGAGATGCTGGAGGAGGAAATTAAAAAAAACGTACAAGCTCGTAGACTATGCTATTCTTGGGATAGTAAAACAGGATGGACTTTTGATTCTAAAAAACTACGTAAACCATTAAAATCTATATTTAAAACAACGCATGAAACAAACTAAATACTTCTGCCAAGCCTGTTTTCAAATCGAAACGTTTGGGCAGACTAACCTTAATCAGCATGAGCATTACTACAAAGCTGAACGCGTAAACTCTGAACACCAGCACCAGCAAACATTAGCCGATAATAGTAAAAGATACGAAAACTGGCTAACAAACTACAGGGCAAAAAAAGCAGCACAAAAGAGCAACTTTAACATATATTTACTATCTTTGTTATCGTGACTGCTAAGGACATAGTAAACAATAACTACTCATTCATTGTTGAGCAATGCAATAAGTTAACACGTTCAAAAGGGTTTAACCATTCCTGTGAAGACTTAGCGCATGACATTTGCCTGTATATACTATCCCTATCGGATGATAAAATACAAGCAATAGCCTCCGACAATCAGCGTGGTTATCTTTACCGTATTATTCTCTGGCAGGTCATTAACGATGCTAACCCATTCTGTAAAACATACAGAACAATAGGGGATGAAATCCAGTACGACATCCAGGATAGTATTCCAGAGGCATACAACCTTGATAAAATTACACGTCTTAACGATAACCAGATCCTTATATTATCTTACTACATCACTCATGGTGTAGTTAAGCTAATGAAAAAGACTGGATTACGTCATGATGATGCAAAGAAATTAATTAATAACATACTAAAAGACATACGATGATAAAACCTAATCCAGATTATTTAGCTATTCCTTTTCTTGCGTTATGGGTAGTTTATTCAGTTGTTTACTACTTCAAGCAAAGGGCTAGGGTAAAGAAGCGCATTAAGCCTTTTGATTGTCCTTTATGCCTAACCTTTTGGGTAGTGCTATCCTTTGAACTTGTAAATGTTTATCAGTCTTTTACATTATATAATGTAGGCTCACTTATTGTTAACTGCATAGTTTACTGCATGGTAGCTACATTAATCGAAAAGATATTTAAATCACTATGAAAAATCAAGAAAAGTATAAGCTAGGGCAGGTCGAATATAAGTCAATAGGACTTGACTATAACGGCTGCATTAACCTAATTAAAGAGGCTATTGATAACTCAGGGGATGAAAGCGCAAAGGGTTATGATTATACACGTTTTTTAAAGAAACTACGTTTTTGGATTGAAACGGATGGCGTTTGGTCACCTGTTTTATGGGTAGAGAAAGAGATTGTAGCCGCTTTTGCCTCAAAGATTAACCGCTCAAATACAACGGCAGTAGACGTGAATAAATGCGCTACTTGTTGGTCAGATGCTCTATCTGGAACATCCGCTTTATTCATCATGTCAGGGCTATTCAATGACGAGCAGGAGCAACAGGTTATTACCTCACCGAGCTTTAACACTAAAAAGAAAAAGAAATGATTACATTCTTAAACATATTTTGCGCTGTTTTCTTTGGAGCAGCCTTATTACTACTTGGCTACGTTTTAGCTAAAGAGATTAGTAATAAGTTTAATAATGATGACGATAACTTAGCACTTTAAACTATGGCAGCACCGAGAGGAAACTTATTTGCTATTGGTAATACAGGGGGTAGACCTCCTTACTTTAAAAACGCTGAGGAATTAGCACTTAAAATAGCTGAGTACCTTGACTGGGAGGACCAGAATAAAGGTAACGATGCTAAAGGTGTTGGTAAAGGGCTTTATACTATCTCAGGATGTGCTTTATATCTTGGCTTTGCTACTCGTGATTCTTTCTATGATTTAGAAAAAAGAGAAGAGTTTTCCTACACAATGCGCAGATTCAGGTTGTTCATGACACATTGGAACGAACAAAAAATATATTGGGGTGGTACTTTTCAGGGAGCTTCACTATGGCTACGTAACTGGGGTGGTTATAAGGATGAGGTCACACAGAATCAAAACCAAACTATTACCAAAGTAGAGCCTAAGATTGTAGGTAATGATGTCCCTAGAGCTGGTAGCGAATCGGAGGTAAATGTTTGATAGTGGCTATCTATATTTAGATACTAGGAATTGTAAAGCGGATGTATTAGTCCATCAGGGCGGTACATCTAGCGGCAAAACTTATTCTATTTTACAAGCACTCTGTGATATAGCTATCTCAGAGGCTAATCGTATTATTACAGTAGTAGGGCAGGACATTCCTAACTTAAAGGCTGGTTCACTTCGAGATTTAGAGAATATCATAAATAGCTCCGAAGAGCTTAAATCTTTGCTTGTTAGTTACAATCGTACTGACAGGATATTTACATTTAACACAGGGTCAATAATCGAGTTTAAAAGCTATACTAATGCTCAGGATGCTAAGAATGGTAAGAGGGATTATGCATTTTTTAACGAAGCTAACGGTATAAAATTTGAGATTTACAATGAGATTGCGCTGAGGACTAAGATTAGGGTGTTTATCGACTATAATCCAAATGAAGCGTTTTGGGTGCATGAGTATTTAATCGGTAAACCGAATGTACAGTTAATTATTAGTGACCACAGGCATAACCCGTTTTTATCGGATAAAGTTAGGCAAAAGATTGAAGCCTTAAAGGACATTGATGAAGAGTTGTGGCGTGTATATGCTAGGGGGTTAACAGGTAAGATTGAAGGGCTAGTATTTAGAAACTGGCTAGAATGTTCAGAAATTCCAAAGGATGCTGAGTTTATTTGTTATGCTTTAGACTTTGGATTTACGAATGACCCAACAGCATTAGTTGAGGTGTATAAGTTTAACAGCGAGTTATACGTTAACGAAATAATTTACCAACGTGGGTTAACTAACCAGGACATTGATAAGTTAGCGGTGAGCTTAGGAGTGAATAAAGGCAGGTATGTAGTAGCGGATAGCTCAGAGCCTAAGTCAATAGAAGAGCTTTATAGGTTAGGATGGAACATACACGGGGCGAATAAGTCACAAGGTAGCGTTAACCTGAGTATTGACATTTTGAGGCGTTACAGAATTAATGTGACAAAGGGCAGTGTTAACTTAAAGAAGGAGCTTAACAGTTATAAATGGGCAGTAGATAGGGCAGGGAATAAAACGAATGAGCCTATCGACTTTATGAATCACGGGATAGATGCTTTGAGGTATGCAGCTCTAAATAAATTAATGACGAATAAGAGTGGTAAGTATGTAATAATGTAGTATATTTGTAAAATGCAACAATACATCAAGGCTAGTCTATTGCTAGACGAATTTATCAGGCTTAACCCTGAGTTAAAAACTATAAAGATTAAGTTTAAGCTATATAAGTTACTTTGCCTTGAACTAAAAAGAAAGTCAGTAAAATCGTTTAACGGCCGTAAAATAAAAGTAGTTATATGAAATTGTTTAAGCTATTTAAAAAGAGGGATGACTATAACATACCTAAGTCATGGGATGAATTAACCCTGCTGCAATTTGACACGATTACAGAGATTAAAAACAGTGAGCCGAACAGAATAAAGCGTGACATAAAGATAGTGTCTTATTTCAGCGGAAAAACTGTTTCAGAGATTGAAGATTTACCGTTGTATAAGCTGTATGAAATTACTAAGCCTTTAGAGTTTACAAATACAATTCCATCGGATAAATGGGTTAATGAGTTTGAAATAGATGGTCATTCATTTTTTATTAATCCAGATATTAGAACAATTACAGGAAGCAAGTTTATAGAATTGTCAACTATTTTAAGTGTTGAAGAGATTAATCCAAAAGTAAGGGCTGAGTTTGTTGCAGCCTTTATGAATAGTAAAACAGGTAAAAAGTTTGAAGGGGATGACCTGGTTAACTTAGTTTATAACAAAGGAACAGTAGGCGTTGTATATCCGTTATTTATTTTTTTTTCTCGTCTTATAATCGACTCGTCAAGAGTTATTCGGGATTATTCGGGACAGCAGCTAGTGAAACAGATGAAGGAGATAGCGCAGATAATGGAGGAGATACAGAGCGAAAAATAACTTTTGAGGAAAAGTTCGCTAAGAGGTGGGGATGGTACAAGGCTATTGACGATATTTGTCAAGGTAGGGTAGAGATTTACGATAAGGTGCTACATGAGTGGAATGTCATCCGCTTTTTAAATCATTTGAGTTTCATGAAGGATTTGAACACGTTTAGGAAGCCTCCTAGCGTGTCCTAATTTTTAACAAATTTTAACAGAGTTATATCAAAATAATTTATACTTTTGGTAAAAAAATAATTATGGAAAATAAACTAAAAGCCCCAGAAGGTTACACGTTTAAAGCAATCTCTGAAACTGAAATCGAACTACAACCGATTGAAAAAAAAGTACCCTACTAATATTGAGGATATTGAGAGACACTGTGCATTACATTGTGATTTTAATGTTAATTATTGGAGTGATGAAATCAACCAATTTTCATCAAAAGAAACAGCCCTAAAATTCGCAGCCATGATACAGCTTGTTGAGTTTAGAGATGCTTGGAATAAGATTGATGGCTTTGTTGCGGATTGGGGGAATTATAGCCAAATGAAAATGTTTATAGGTAAAAAAAGACGTTTTTATATTGATTATTGTTATTCTTTTTCTCGACCTCTACACTTCGGCAGCAAAGAAACAGCGGAGAAGTTCTTAAAACAGTTTGAACCATTAATCATTCAGGCAGGGGATTTGGTTTAACGTTTGACGGTAAACTCTCGTTGCCGTACTAAATACGAGAGATAAATTTTCAAATTACAACAAAATGAAATACGAAGAACAAAACATCGAAAATCAACAAGGCAATGGAGTTTTACCGTGTGTTAGCGGTAGTGCTTATTGCTTTGACCCATTAAAACATGGTTTTGAACCAATAACTAATTATCCCGAATTAGGTTTTAATTACCCTATGATAGACGGATATTTCGTAAAAGTTGTTTGCTATGATGACTTCGGTGGGTTGGTTTATTGGTACAAAGTTATTTCTACACTTATCGGATTGAAACCTGATGACAGAATAGAAATAAAAAGTGGAATTTACGACTTTAGAAAACCATCTGAATATGGTAAACAGAGTAATCCAACGACAGAATATTTAGGATTAGTAAGCAATGATGAATTTGCTGAAAATCTATTAAAGCATTTGTTAGGAACTACAAGAAATGAAAGTTTAAATACTGATTCAATAACAAGATATAATGAAAATATTGGTGTCAAAATGCGTATGGAGTTTCCACAGCATTACCGCTAACGTTTTGCAGCTTGGCG